CATAAGAAGATGGAGATGCACCCTCGTAGGCACCGGACAAGTAGTAAAAAGCGCCGTTCGGTGAGGAGGAGGTCACCACATTAAGCAGTGACACGATGTTACACCAAGAATCAACTCCAGCAGTAGTGCTAATAGAATCAGCGCTTGTCGGATCGGTTGTAACAGCGTCACTCCACCAACGATGCATATCTACAGTACTAGGATCGTACCGAGTGCTGGTCGCCGTGCGAGTTGGCTGGTATCCCCAATATGCATTCGTAGGGGCTGCAGTAGCACCGTCGGAAGCACTTACGCGTAAGCGCGCTGTGGGGAAATTCAGGGAACCTGTAAATGCTCCGCCGGCGCCAGAGAGGATTGCTCCCTCAGACAAGATGACCGCGTTGGCGCGGACCGGAATAGAACCACCGTATGCACCGACACAATGGCGGCTGAACCCAATATATGTACTGGCCAGAGACGAAGTGTTAAACACACCACTAAGGTTTTTAAACTTAGGTGGTCCGTAATATCCAACTGGAAGAAGTGTCGCGTCAGTCGCGCCGTCGTCCACATCTGAATTCATTTCCACATATACAAATTTTGACTGGTTGTCATATTCACCATATGTCTTAAGACGACGGTTCGTAGCATCCCATTTTGTATACTTGTCTCCAATCTTGCGAGCTACGTAGTTGGGCGATGCCGGGTCTAGGCTACATTCGTCCCAACGCTCGATTACTTGTACAGCGTTGTCGCTGTCTGAGATAGAGCGAATCACAACCGAGAATGTACCGTAATCACTATTTGCTGATGTCGAGGTTTTAACATTCGATATCGATACCTTGATATTACGGTTAATCCACTCGCCATGGCCGCGGCCAATCAGACGGAAAAGCTTTTGAGTTTTCTTAGGATCGTACAGTACGTGATCGTTGGCCAAATCTTGCCCGATGAACCAGCCGGCTCTTGCTTCACGAGTAGATTGTCTCATAATGCTAGGGGCGGTTGTAGTCAAGGCGCCTGAAAGTGCAAGCGGTAACAATACTGCTGCGGCACTTACGCCGATGGCGTTGTTATCGCGCAGTTCTTGTTCAAACGTTCCACCAAGCCAGTAAGGTTGGTAAGAAGCTGAACCAATCAAAACACCGGGGGTTGTAACAAGTTGTGGGTTTGTGTTTAAGCGCTTGCGAATAAATGTTTCTTTACTATCATCAAAACTAAACGTTATATCCTTTGCTCGATAGGCCGCTGTTGGCAATGATGAGGAAACCCGAATTGTCCACTCGTTCTGAGGACCCGATGCGACTACAAGACCCGAACCTCTACTTTGAAACCCTGCGGGGGCGCCCAGTGTGCCCACTGCAGCTACAGTACCCGAAAGAGATATAGAACCGGAAGTGTTAACATACATAACCGCGCCGAGATAGCCTGTGCCAAGCGCTGCCGAACCCGATGTGTAGGAGGGGAATACGAATAGTCCGTAAGCTCCACCATTTAAGTAAGTATCATCACTAGGGACTTTGTCGGTGCCCGGGCCGGCCAGAGTACTGTCAGTGTCCCAGCCGGCGGCGCCATCAGTTGTGGCCGCGGAATCTGCAACACCTAAAAGGCGGATGTAGGTAACTGGTGCCACATTTGCGTTCAGGAAGGCCTTAGCAGCAAATGTTCCGTACATTGGAGATTGGTAATTGCCATTTCGGGAGATGTCTCCACCGGCTTTACCGGGCACAGTATCACCAAACATATTCACGAAATCGGAATACGAGGAGACTGTCACCGGCTGCATACCTAAGCCGCGGCTAGCGCGTCCAATGATTACCGGGCCGATGGTATCGGCTGATTTGGGGATAAATGAGTTATCAATCTCGTTGATAAACACTCCCGGAGATACAAATTTGAAGCTTTTGACTGACATATTGGGTCCATCCTCTCTTATTTAATGCGTTTAATTGATGTCTCAATCATACTTTAAATAGTATTCCCCATTCCAAAAGGCGCGGCAGAACTAAAGAAAAGTGCCCATTCAGTTCAGGATGTGGTTGCTCAGCCGTCAAACAAAGGGATCTTGCCATTTGGCATCACTGTTTCACGTGGAAATTGATATTCAACAGTGTTCTCATCAATCCGAACAATAGGCCTATCATCGCTCTTACCTTCGCCTATCAAATAACCCAATACACGAATCGTTATTTCTGAAGTGAACATTCGGACGTCCTCTCCTAAGTTACTGATATTGTTGGAGTGTGTGAAGTCTTGCTCGATGAAGGCTTCGTACATATGGCCATTTCGCCTCATCACAAAAGAGTTAATTTGCCCTGTTCGACCTATAAATGGTGTCATCATTTCGTTCATTTGTTGTTGATATTCACTCTTCAATGTTATCTTGTACATGGCATTAATATAGATGGGAATTGGTATTGATAGTGTCTGTATGACGACCTTTTTGTTAACTCTTAGAGTGTTTCGTTGGGGTAAGGGCAGACTTCGGCCCGTTCTCGTACCCGACGCTACAGCAAAATTACGTGTCTTATCAGGAACTATCCTTTTTGCAAGTACCATGCGTCCAACGCGGCCGTTATGGTCGGGAGAGTACATATTGGCTTGGTAACTTCCTTTGCGATCAGGGTCTTTCGTGATTCCAGTTCGTTCAACGCTAATTACCGGCAATTTTATCGCGCCGGCGTCATCGCGAAGCTCTTTCTTGTTTTTTATTTGATAAGATCGTTCCGGTACCTGCCATAAGACTGGGACTGTGGTAAACCCTTCGTTGGTAGAGGTGGATACATCTAGATCGTCCTTAACCCAGGAGGTGATCGCACTGTCGATGTCTTCTATAGTAGAAGATAGCATTCCTATCTCACTCAATCGAAATGTATTAGACCCTGAAGGCATCAGGGCAAAGTCAAAATTATCAGGTAGCATCGAATAACCCCTTTCTGGAACGTTTGCATGTTGCTGACACCTCAAAGCTATGACCAACCTGGCCAAATAGCTTTCTAGGTTCAGACAGTTTAACTATCTCGTAATAAAAGGTCCCGTACAGAACAAAGTCACCTTCGCGCACCTCAACATTTTGATCTTGGTTTAAGCGGCGCTTATGAAAGTGCACTTGGATCTCCCACATCTTATCAATTCCTACATTTTCCATGTAATCAGTAGCATATTCGGTGAATTCCACAAGAGCATAGATGCGAATAGGAGAAAGATATGTTTTCTTAATCGCTTCGCCGTATAGAGGATGAAAATTTGTGCGCTCCATATCAATAGGATAATATAAAACTTCTTGACCAATAACTTTTTCAATTAATTCGTCATTTACCTGTTTTACAAGATCTCGCTCTTTCTTGCCTAAGAAGAGCGGTGGTGGCGGGGATTCTGGTTTTTTCCAGCGTTGGGACATACTCTATATTATCCCACAAAGATGCCCAATGGGGACACCTTCAAAACGTTAGTAGCTGCATCAGTAACCTCCTGGTCCGATTTGGCCAATGCTGGGTATTCCATCTCTTTCAGCATCTCTCTGAGTTTATCTTTAAGATTTTGCTGTTCTTCTTTAGCTTGAGATAGCAATTCGGAATGATTTAACGTTACACTCTCGCCGGGTATGGGCAGTGTTGTAAACTTTCCTCGAATTTGGCCAAGCATCTCTTTGCATAGCGCTAATGAATATTTACGGATCCATTGTTTACCAATAGAGTTGATATTCTTGTAAGGAAGATTATCAAACGGAAGTGTATTCATGTTGTTGATGCCATCCACCGAGCCTGAATAGGTTGTAGGAGACCATGTAGACTCATTATTAACGTAAAACTTCACCCAAATACGTCGAGCATCTTCCCCGCCCCAGCTTGACGGCGTAGGAAATAAGCGCAATTTATTGTCTATTATCTCATATGAATAATTAGAAGTTCTGGTTTGTAGCGAGTCTTCGTACATCATCGCTTGTAGTTTGTTTTGCCATGTCGGAACAATCTCAAAAGTAGAATCATCGGCAAATTGGCCGTAAGTAGATCCGTTACCTACTACTCCAATACCCCCATAGTAGCCGTAAAAACGCCACATGACGCGTGGAGATTTATAAAAGACCTGTGTTACCGTAATTCTTTTTCCATCTACCATACTCGCGTAGGGAACACCTTTACCGGCATCATCTACGCCGGATGCTGACGCACTTTGAATAATTGCTTGTAAATCATAGTCTTGCTTGTTGGTTTTGGTGTTAAAGGAAGCTGAATATTGGGGTGTTGTACCTCCAAAGCCAGCGGCGGCTGCGCCGCCATCGCCAACACGCATTGAATAGCCAATTGTAAACCGCGGAAACTTTAAATTTCGATTTGCGGGGCCAGTTTTAAGATCCCCTTTGTGATCAAAAGTACCTGTAGTTTCTCCCAGGAAGGTAGAAAGGGAATTTTTACTTTGGTGAAGATTGATAATATAAGAATATTCAAGTACGGCCTCTTCATAAGATGCGTAGATATTTTCAGCTGTTAGCTCTATATCGACAACATCACCGCCGAGTTTCTTGTAAATATAAGGAACTTGTAGTGTGGCACCACTTAAAAAATCGCTCGAACCGGTATAAATCCCAAAAGGTACCGCTGCAGCCACTTTAGAATATGTGCCCGTGGCCGGCAAGATAATGGCACTTGTTTGTGATATAGGATTAAGATTAATTGGCATGTATATGGACCCTCACATTAAATAGTAAAGAGACCCACAAAACTCAATGTGCTGCAGCGTTTATTTTAGGCGTTCGCTTCGTTGGTTTTCTTTTTAACAGTCTTGCGACTAGTTTTGCGGGTGGTCACCTTTTTGTTGGTGGTGGTCTTTT